CCCCGTTAGCCCCTTCCTTTAATAAGGAGGGACCCACCTAAGTTTGATGTTGACGAACTTAGGACGTCCAGCACGTCTTAAGTGATTCTCATCGAGCGGCTCATCGCCACGCTTTAAGAAAAACTTAAGTAAGGCAGCTGAGCCATCGATCAAACTGACCGGTGGATCACCCGTAGTTACAGCAGCCCTGACTAGGGGCCTTTGTAAATACGGACATTCTCTCTGGGTCTCATCATAAGCCCAGAAAGAATGCCTACCAAGCGCAGGAGAAGTTGGAAGAACTGTTGGAAACGGAATCAACCGTGACAACAGATCATCCAAATGCCTAGCGGATTGCCAGAGACCGGATTGGTAAAGCCGGTTTCGAAGCGATACGGTAGACACAATCTCCCGGACGTGCCTCCGTTGGGTGGGAAGCATTGCTTTGGCTTTGACTATACATACGTCTTCGCCATCGTAATACTCCTTCCCGCAAGACTCTCTGAACTTCCCAGTCCAGAAAGACTTGTTGACGTTAACTACAAGACCAAAATCTTGTAGTGTCGCCACAACGGAACGCACATGTTCTTTGGGGACAATGATATCGTCTCCAAAGATGCGCACCCTCCCAAGAAAAAGATTTCGTATCTTCTTCCTGGTGAGGTGGATACCTAGGTCCTTTTCGATCCCTAAGAAGACAATCGTCGTAAAGACAAAGGCTTCAAAAGGAAAGCAAAGGGCCGAACCCATAGATGCGAACTTGGCTAGGCGTATAACGCCATGACCAGGTACATCAGCTTTTCTAGAACGAGTTGCGTCTACAGCAGAGAACAACCACTGCCAAGGCGCAATCATCTTTCGAACGAGCTGATTAGAGACACGATCGGATGCTTCACTCAAATCGAGTGTTGCAAGGGATCCATTACTGGACCCAATTTGTGCCATGAGTCGATTAGGCTCTTGGTCATCAAATCCGATAAGATGGTGAAGGATGTCATCCTTCTCCCATCCTTCGAGTAAAAGCTCCAGAACCGCTTGCTGCATATATTGCATGCAGGTCGGCTCTATTGCAATTATTCGAGGTGTCTTTAGCGTCTTAGGAACCGTTATGACCCTGACGGGTCTTTCGGCTCCGGGTTCGAGGTAGGTGATTGGCAATGGAGTAGAATCTCGTCCGAGATAACTACTCCAGCTTGAGTAGAGGTGTTCCCCAGCAGGGAACACTCCTTCCAAGCGCTCAGTCCATTCAGTTTGATAGTACTTCCTGTTTCCAAGAAGTCTGTCAGCTGTTGAACCGGGTCCGTGTTTGGGGACTGCTTCTCCTTCGGAGATCTTTCGATCAGCGTAAGAGAAAGCATAACCAAACAACTCATGAGCAAGACGAGTATAAGACGAGATGTTCTCGTCAGATAACGTCCGATCATGGGTCCTCACCTCACTTTCACACTCGATGTACTTTTGAATGGCTGCATCTACTCTTGTATCGCTACAGGGTAGATTAACCTTACTGTAAAACAGAGTAATCTGTCTTACAGCATGGATTGCATCCACGCTAGGAACATCGAGTAGGTATCCACTATGAAGGTCGAACACAAGGCTGGTGAAACCCGAGAGAAATTTCGGGAGACGCCCAGATTTTGAATAACCAACCACCTCTGTGAGCGTTACCTGACCCGGGTCCAAGCATCTTTCGAAGCTTTTTCCAAAATCAGGTAGGGATATCGTAAGAAACGACATCCCCTCGTGTTCAACCCGATCCGAGATTCTATTGAAATCTCGG